GATCAGGCGACGCAAATGTTATAGCCATCGCTAAAGCGGTAGCACAACTTCGTGGTCAGTCGGCTCCTACAGCATTAGATGGCTCATATATAGGTGTAATATCCCCCTCATTTGAATATTCAATAAATAATCAAATTGCGTTGGCGGGCGGTTCAACTATTGCTTCACTAAGTGATTTAGGTAATAATGCGTTAAGAGATGCAACGATTGCTCTTATTGCAGGAACAACCTTGTTCAGAAGTAATAATTTACCTGTAGCATAAGGATAGTTAGATGGCATTCATAACAGACGGCGGTGGTAATGTAATTTCATTTGCAGAATATACTGATATATTGCAAAAGGATCAAAGACTACTGGAAAGCAACATCATAAAAATACCTGGGGAATCAGGATTTGCAGATGTCACTGACTTTCTGGAAGATATCTTAGAAAAAAGCACCGATAGAATATTACTAAAGTTTAAGGCAAGCACATGGTGGCAATCATACAATGCGTATGTGGGCAACCCTATCAGTAATTTGAATAGTCTTCCTGATTTGAACCCGAATCTTATAGATCCGGCTAACAAATTAAACAGAAGACAACAATTTACAGATTTATGTGTGTATTATTCTATGGCTCAGTATATTCTACCGTTGATTGCAGATTTCGGTAATCCTGAAAGTGAAGAAGTATCAAAAATCACATACTACGATGCAAAGTTCAACGATTTATTCAATGAACTAACAGCAATCGCAGATTTCTATGATTATGATAATGATGGAACTGTTCAGGACGATGAAAAAGCAATAACATACGCCAGAACAAGACGAAGTCGTTCAAGAAGAAGTATAGTGCAGGTTAGATAATGAGTAAAAGAACAGATTTAATCAGTAAAATTACTACAAATCTATCAGCATATACTGCCTTCACAGTAAGTTCGGAAATGCCTTTCATATCGGGAGGCATTCCGCTTTATGAGAAGAATATGAAAACGATTTATGTCGGTGAGCAAAATATTGGAGTAGGAGAATTATATGATACTCTTGATGGTCAAGTTATCAATGAAACAACTACTAATATAAATGCTTATCTGAGCGTGGATGCAAAAGAACAACTAACTAATATAGATACCGTAATTGCACAAATACTATTAGCCAGAAATGGTATCGCTAATACTGTAACCAGCACAAGCGAATACGATACTGACATAGTAAATGATGTGATTACATACACATTTGAATTTAATTTCACAACCGTATAGGAGAAATAAATGGCTGTAATAAATGTAACAGACGGTTCAAGTTGTATACTAGCTATAGGAAATACCGCAGTAAATGGTGCTATCGGTGGAGTGGATGCATTAGAGATCCCCTTCATAAATGATATCACTGTGAACGCCTCGACAGGTGTAACAAGATATAAAGTGTTAAATAGTGCAAGTGAAAAAGCTTTCACAACACCTTCAACTAACCAGATCACACTAAATTGTCTAGTAGACGAAGCGGTGTTCTTTGGTAATGCAGGTGGCACAACAAATAAAGTCACAAATGATGGCTTATTTGGCGCAAGTAATGATAAAACAGAAGTTCACTTTGAGTTGAGCTTTGAAGGTAGCACAGCAGGAGATAAAACAATCTCCGGTGTAGGCTATATTTCAGGACTTGCACCCACAGTATCTATGGAGCAAGCCGTATGGCAAACCCCAGTTACTATCGAGTGTGATGGAAACCTAACAGCAGGAACAATTTAACCAGCGTTAAAAACCCAAGTAGAGTCCCCTTAAGGGGACTTTACACTTAGGAGAATTTATGAATTTACCACAAAGGTGGGCACAATACTATGTAAATGGTGTATGGACTTTACCCACAAGAGATATCAGAGTAAACGGTGTATGGACTACACTTGATGACTTTGCAAAAGAAAATAATGTGGATTTACCAGATGGTAAACACAAAGCAAAACCTAAAAAACAGATAAATACAGATATAGAGGAAAAAGGATATGGAGATATGGAACAAACATTCTCCTCAACAAGTGTTGAAGAGTATGGAGATGGAGATAGCGAAAGCACAGAATGAAATAAGATGTGCCGGAGCAGATGTTAAAAAAGCATCAAATAGATTAGCATTCTGCTTGAGTGCTGTTCACAACTTAAAAGACAGATTAGATAAAGATATACAGGAGTAAAGATATGGAATTAAACAAATTAGCAACAAAACCACAACTAATCAAAATAATCTTAGACGATGAAGAAACACTGGAAATGTATAAAGAAGCAGTGGAATTCTGGTGCTATGATAGACAACCTATAGCAAAATTCGTTAAGTTCGCAGTAGCGGGCCAGGATAATTTTGAAGAGCTTATAGTGTTATGTGAAGACCTTATATTAGACAAAGATGGTAAACAGGTATTAGCAGATGGTAAAGTCTTACCAGCACAATTATTGATGAAAGCAGTAAATAAAGTTGTAGAAATACTGGGAAAGTAACAAATAGTTCTCTTAAAGAGACTAGTGGAGAACTAAAAACAGCTCTTATGCTTGATGCATTAGCAGAAAGGTATAATAAGTTGCCCAGTGAAGTGTTAGACAAAGCAGACACACTGGATTTATGGGTATATGATGTAGCCATAAGTTATAGAACATATAAACAGGGTGGTGAAGAGGAAAAAGGTAAAAAATTAGACCAGAAATCACTACAAGATTTAATGGATTCTGTTAGAAATAGAAAATGAGTATAAAAATAAGTCAAAAAGATATTAAAGATTTGCAAAAAGATATAAAAAATGCAATTGAAGATTCTATGAAAGATACTTACAAGTTCTATCGTAAAGAAACCCCTGTTCGCGGTGGTAATGCAAGAAATAAAACAAAATACACAGAAACAAGTAGCAGTTACAATATAGAAAGCAGATATGATTATGCTGGTCCTTTAGATGCAGGTAGGAGTAAACAAGCACCTAATGGATTCACAAAGCCTTCATTTAACTTTCTTAAAGATAAAATAACTAAAAGTTTCAAAAAAATATAGGTAGAAATAATGGCAACAATAGATGCATTCTTAAAATTAAACACTAAAGACGCAGAAAAAGGTGTAAACAAGTTAGGAACAGCCTTAAAGGCTTTAGCCGGTGCGGCAGTAGTTAAAGGAACACTGGATTTAGCAAATAACTTTCAAAGTCTATCTAATAGATTGCGTAGTGTAACCGGTTCAACAGCAGAATATAATAAAGCACTTAAAAATGTAAAAGAATTAGCAGATAGTTCTCGTAGTAGTTTAAGTGCAACAGCAGACCTATATTCAAGTCTAACTATTGCATCAGAAGACTTAGCATTAAGTCAAGATGAAGTAGCAAAAATTACAGATACATTCTCAAAAACCCTTAAAATATCAGGTGCAGAAACAGGTGCCGCCGCAGGTGCTATGATACAGTTCGGTCAAGCATTAGCGGCAGGTGTATTGCGTGGTGATGAATTTAACAGTATCAATGAAACAAACAGTAAGTTTATGGGCGAATTCGCAAATATCCTGGGTGTGACTCGTGGTGAATTGCGTAAAATGGCTGAGCAAGGCTTACTAACAGCAGACATAGTAGCAGATGCGGCTCAGATAATGAATAAGAGCATCAATGAAGACTTTGGTAAAACATTACCCACAATAAGTGAATCCTTTCAGGATATAACTAATGAAGTCACATACCTAATAGGTGAAATAGAAGCAAAAACAGGTATATTTGAATCATTAAGTAATATAATAAGAAAAATAGCAGATAATTTAGAAATAGTTATACCTCTATTAGGTGCGGCATTTGGCGCGGCAGCGGCGGCAAGGCTAATAGCATTTGCTTCAGGTTTACAATTGATTGATAAAGTGCAAAGATTGATAAATGGTAAATTAAAAGTAGAAGCAGTTCTAAGATCAGCAATAAACACACTAACAGGAGCAGGAATACTCAAGGTGGCAGCCGCAGGCGCAGTTGGTGTAGGTGTATATGCTGGTCTTAACGCACTATTAGAAGACACGGTTGAAAATACTCAAGAATTAGCAGGAATAGATCCTAACTTCGTAGGTCCAGGAGAAGATCCAGAAAAAAGGGCAGAAAGATTAAGACTTCAAAGAGAAAAAGAAGCAGATGCACTTAGAAAAAAATTAGACCTTCAAAGAGAACAAAACAAAGCAGATCAAGATGCAAAAAGAATAGAAGATGAAAAAACCAGAATAATAACTAGGAATTTAGAAAAAGCAAAAGCAGTCACAGAAGAAACCAGAGCTAATATAGATAACTTCGTTAAAAGTATGGAATTAGAAACAGAAATACTTGGACTTTCAGAAAAACAAAAAGAATCTAAAAGAGAAATAGCAGATATAGAAAAAGAAAGAGAAGAAACATTAGCAGAAATAAAAGGATTAGAATTTGATAAAGATGCTACTAAAGATGCAGAATTAAGAGCTAAAAAAATAGCAGAAATAAATGCTTTATATGACGAACAAGTAGAAAAGGTATCAATACTTAGAGATGAGTATGAGAAAATGAGCACATCTTTTGGTGTAGGATTTCAAGAAGCATTTGCTAACTTTACAGAGATGGTAGAAGATGAAGCCGCTTATGCACAGAAATTATTCGACACAATGGCTAATGGATTTACAGATGCTATTATGAACTTCGTAGAAACAGGTAAATTAAGTTTCAAAGACCTATTCAAAACACTGATGATGGAAATCATTAAGATGCAGGCTAACAGATTATTCTTAGCACTATTTGATCCTACAGGAGGATTACTTACAAATCTATTTGCAGGATTCTTTGCACAAGGTGGTTCTATCCCAGCCGGTAAATTCGGTATAGCCGGAGAAGCAGGACCCGAAATCATACGAGGACCAGCAAGTGTAGTATCAACAGATGACACAGCAGAAATGATGGGCCGAGGAACAAACATAACATACAATATACAGGCAGTTGATGCTCCCAGCTTTCAGGCTCTTGTAGCACGAGACCCAGAATTTATTTACAATGTAAGCAGAGCAGGTGCTAGAAGAATACCAGGAGGAGCAATATAATGAGCTTACAAACAATTATAGATAATGCACAATATATCACTGTTGATAGAAGAGAACTAACAGGTAGTTCTATGAGTAGAAGTGGACACTATAAGACAGCAGATAGAAATGTAAATGTATATTCATTCACAATGGGTATGCATAATGGACTTAAATATAGCACAAACAGAGCAGTCTTAGAAGACCTATATAGTGCTACAAGCACAACTACTGAAGCAAATATAAGTCTTAATAATAATACTGATATGAATTATTTAACTGATTATCAGGGCGATTTAACATCACCTCAACAGGCACAAATAACTGTAAATGGTGTCACAGGAAAAGAAATCTATATAGATCAAACAGGTATAACAGGTGATGTATCAGGATATACACATATACTTAAAAAAGGTGACTTCATACAACCAGAAGGTAATGTAGGAGGATATAGATATCCTTATCAAGTTACCAGTGATGTTGCATTTAACATAGCAGATAGTAATACCACTGTGGGTGTGCATAGACCAGTATTAAGTCAAACAGGTGTAGCACTGACAAGTGGTGGAGTAAAGTTAGGTAATGATGTTACTTGGCGTGTTAAAGTCACAAGTCTACCCACATATAGTGTAGTGCCTTATGACAGAATAGAGTTCAGTGAAACATTTAATCTAATTGAGGTAATAACATAATGGCCACAACAATAACACCAGTTCAACAAGATCATATATCATCCTGTATTCTTATAGATTTAGATTTAGACGGAACAACATACTATATAAGTAGTGCATATAAACCAGTTACATATAATAGTAATACATACACTGAGTTAGGAAGTTTCTTACAAATATCACCTTTCACTGAAGATATCAGAACAACTAATGGTGATATAAGTATAACATTAAGTGGTATCCCAAGCGAACAAGATTATTTAAGTCTGATCTTAACAACACCCATAAAAGGCGGAACTATATCTGTATATAGAGCATTCTATAATACGACAACAGATGAAATAGATACAGGACAAATATATAAAAGATTTAGCGGTGTAATAACTAACTTTACAATACAAGAAGACTTCTCACCAGGTATAGAATTACAAAATAGTGTGACTATAACCTGTGCAAGTGTGAATACTCTTTTAGAAAATCGTATAAGTGGACAAAGAACAAATCCAGACGATAGAAAAAGATTATTCCCTACTGATGCTGTATTTAATCGTGTGCCTCAATTATATAACATATCCTTTGACTT